GGATCGGCCCGACGACCAGGGCCGAGCTCGAGGTCGTGATGTCCTGCGTCGTCTCGTAGCCGACCGCCGGCGTGCCGCCCGCCGAGAGCTGCGTCCCCATCGGGAGGAGCGCGCCATCGACGAGGCCTTGGAAGCTCGCGGTCCCGCTGGCCAGCGTCGCCGACTTGCGGCCGGTCGAGCCGTCCGAATTGGTGAGCCAGATGTCGCCGTGCCGGTCGAGCCATTCCGTCTCGGCCGTGTCCGGCATCAATTGCAGCGCCAGCCAGTCGAGATATTGCAGATTGAGATGGCAGAGCGCGCCCTGCGTATCGGACATGACGCGCAAGACCGAATTCGGCACGCTCGCGTCGGCGCCCGGCAGCGAGCCGCGGATGAAATCGCGGACTTGGCTACGAACGGATTTGAGCGTCGGCGTTGACCACGGCATGCGGCGTCACTCGATGATGTCTTGCCAGAGGATTTGATAGCGGAGCTCGACCGCGGTGAGCGGCCCGCGATAGAGGCGCACCAAGGCGTCGATGCGCTGGGTATCGAACCGCTCGACTTGCACGTCCATCGACGTGCCAATGCGCAGCGAGAGAAACGGCTGGATTGCCTCTTGGATATAATGCTTGACGCGAACGAGCGTTGAGCCGACCGCGGCATTCGAACCAGTGATTTTCGCGCGCTGCATCAGCCAAAGGCGCGAGCCTATTTCCCAGCCGCCCCATATCTCCTGCGCGTCGAGGTCGCCCCACCAGCCGCGCCGATCGGTCGAGTCCGGGTCGGGCAGCTCGTCGTCGATCGACGCCAGGCGATCGGTGCCGAGCGCGACGATGACCGCGGTCGCGAGCGCCTCGGTATCGTCGAGCGTGCCGTCGCCCAGCAACAGCCAATCGACCGAAACCGATGTGCGGCCCGGAAAATCGGTGCGCTGGACAAGCCGGATGTCGGGCATCGCTTTAAGGCTTCGTGTCCAGCGAGGTCGGCGGCCCCGGCTTCGGCGCGTTGACCAGCACCGCATCGTTGCCGTTGGGATCGGTCGTGTGGCCGAGCCCTTGATTGACGCCGTAGACGGGATGCGAGGCGCTCTCGGTGCCGAGCTTGATCTTGCCGATGAAGACCCAGGTCTTGTTTTGGCCGTCGTAGTAACCGACCACGCTGTCGCCCGAGCGGAACTCGATGCGGCCCTTGCTGACGCGGATTTCGTGATTGACGCTCTCGCCTTCGTGCTTGAAATCTTGTTGGCTCTGTCCGCCGCTCTGGCCGCTACCGCTTCCTCCGCTCGTATCGCGCGCGCTACCGATGCCGCCGCTTCCGCTGCTCGAGCTCGAGCCGTCGGCGCTGGAAACGCTGCCGCCTTTACGTTGCTGCTTTTTCTTTTCGACGTGCCGGATCGAAACAAAGCGTTTGACGGTTTGTTGCTGCCCGCTCGACCCGCCGCTGCCGCCCTGGCCGCCGCCGCTTTGCTTCTGGCTATCGTCCGGCCCGTCGAGCGACAACAGGAACAAGCCGGCGCGGCGCAACAACGTCATCTGCCCAAGGTCGTCATATTGCGCGTTCTCGCCTTCCTTCAAACCCATCGGGCGATGGCGCCGGTCGTCCATGATGGCGCAGACCGGAAACGATCGGTTGCCGCCGATGAAGCTGATAAACCCCTCGGCGGCTTCCTTGATCATTCCCTGCGCGTCTTTGGTGGCGGCGCGCACCACCGACGAGAACCCGTAGTTCTGCGGCGACTCGACCTTGTCGCGGGTCTCGCCCTTCATAAAGTTGCCGGCCATCTCCTGCATCATTTTGCCGTCGTCGGCCCCGCTGATCATGGTGCGGGCGCCGCCCGACGAGTAGGCGCGGAAGCTGGTATTGAGCGGCGTAGCGCGATGCATCCTTATTCCTCCAAGTTTGGCGGCGGCGGCTCGCTCGGCGATGTTACCGGCGCCGCCGGCGTGGCGTTTGCATCGGGCGCCTGCGGCGCGGTTGGATTGCTGACGTCAAAGTCGCCGGCATCCTTGAGCAACCACGGTGCGACCAGCTCGAGCGCCGTTAGCGTTCCTTGATTGCGGTCTTGCGTAAACGTGATGGTCCTGATCTTGAGGACCATGTCGAGCATCGCCATCGGTGATTTGACGCTCACGTCATCGCCGGCGCGCCATAGCTGATGCGTGCCTGGCCGCATCCAGCCTTGCACGACGATGGTCGCCTCGATGATGGTGCCCTCGTGCCATATCGACTCGTTCTTGGCGCGCTCTTGCAGCTCGCCGATGCTCCACACGGGTTGCTCGGCCGGCGTCAGCACCGGCGAGTAGCGTTTCGCGGTGCCGGGATAGTGCGCCTCCTGCTCGGAAGCCGCCGCCATGTTCTGCGTGTCGCTGGCCGCGGTCTGGCCGCGGATAATGTAGTCGGTAAAGATGTTCTCGATCGAGATGACCGCCTGGCAACTTATGATGTTGACGCCTTCGACCAAGCTCGCGCTGATCGGCATCGTATGGTCGTCGATCGCCAAGAAGTTGCCGTCTTTGTCGCTCCCCATCACGATGCCGCGCGGGCGCGCCAGGCGTTCGAGGAAATTCCAGATCGTCTCGCCCGGCTCGACCTGGCATTTGACGAACGGCTCTGCGTTGACGTTGCCGATCGGTATGATCTTGATCCCGGTCGGCGCCAGCACTTCCTCGGCGATTTGCATGAATGATTTGTTGTCGAAATTGCCGGTCTTGTGGATGACGCTCGCGCGCGCCGCATACCACGTGACGCCGATGCCCTGGAACTGAATGCCCTTGCTTTCCTTGGAATAGGCGGTCTGGCGCGTGACGATGACGCCGGTGATCGCGAGCTCATTGCCGAGATAGATCGCGCACTCGTCGCCCGGCTTGAATTGCAGCTTTTGCCAATCGGCCGGCACTTGCTCGATGTCCGCGGACGTAAAGCGGAACAGCGGATAAGCCTCGGCCCATCGATGCTGCACCCAAACGGATTTCCAGCTTTGAAACCTGCGACCATCGACGACGACGGTCGCGATCTCGTCCGGGTTGAAGACCGGCCCCGGAAGCTGGTCGGGCGCCGGTGCCGCCGGCGCGGACGCGGCGTCGTCGGCCATCTAAGCCGACAGCGCCAGGCCGGCCGGCGGCGCAAATGCCGGATGAACCACTTTATTTTCTTCTCTAAGCTCGTCGCCGCGGCTGGCGTCGGCATAAAGCCGATAGGCCATGACCAGCGTCGGCATCGGCAGCGCGAACGCGAATTGCAGAAGCCGCGGCAGCGGGCGCGCCGTCTCGACCAGATAAAACATGATGCTGGCGTGCAAAGAGACCATTGCCTGGAACGTCATCTGATCCATCGCGTCGGCGACCGCTTCCTCGACTTGTGCAAAGACCGTGTTCATTTGCAGCTTGAGCGCGTCGGCGTCCTCGCGGCTGGTGAAAGTCATCGCCGAGATCACGCGCCCCTCGGCCGCCAAGCACATGCCGATGATCGACCACTTGATGCGCGTCGCGCCGCTCATCGTCGTGGGCTCGGCGCCCGTCGAGACGCGCACTCGGGCGAGCTGCGGCTGCGTCACGCCGGCCGCGCGCGCGAGGTCGAAGCAATTGGCGAGGTATGGCCCGGCGGCGTCAGCGCCGATGAGCCGCATAGCATTCGCCTGCAACGCGAAGCACGCCAGGCGCAGATCGGAGCCCGCGCGGCCTTGCGCCGGAACCGCGGCGACCAGCACGCCCAGGCTGCGCTGCAAGATGCCGGCGGCTTCGATCGCTTCGCTTTTAAGCATGGCCGACGCCCGATGGCGTCACCGCCGGTGCGCGCGGCGGCAGTCCGGCGAGCGCGCGGATCGCGGCGTCGCTGCCTTTCATGACCTCGAGCATGCGGGCGGTCACCGCCTGCGATTGATTGATGAGCTCGTCGCGTGAGTCGGTCGGCGCGGCGCCGGGCGGGTCGCCCCACTCGACGAAGGTCATATCAAACGTACAATAGCCGCCGAGCTTCTGCTCCTCGGTCCAACGGTATTGCGGGCAGACCACCAGCATCGGCGGGATAGTCGGCAATTGGAGCACGCCCTTGCCTTCCTCCTCGAGCGCGGTGAACAACAAATCGCGCGCGATCCGGTAGTCGCGGTTATAGAGCGGCTCGCCGGTGTTGACCGGATAGACGATGCAATAGCCGCGCACCGAGAATTGCCGCGTCCGCCGGCCCATGTCCTCGGGATAGGGTAGGTCGCGCTTGGGGAACTCATGCACGACGATCGCGCGCCCCGACTCCTTGCTACCCGCCTCGACGTGAAAGAACGCGCCGCGGAAGGATGCGGGCAACAACTCATCGCGCCATTTGGTATTGGGTAGATCGGTGATCAGCATCGATCGCTATTCCTGATACTGCGAAGCCATCGACGAGGCGGCCGGCTCCATTTGGGTCTGGCGCGTTACCTCGGTCTTCTTGAAGATACCGCGACCCTCGGCCCCGACCTTGGTGCCGCGCGGCGCGTTGACGTGAACCGATAGCTTGCCGGTGCCCTCGACCTTTTGCGCCATTTGGTCGTCGAGCGCGGCCCGCGAAGCACCCGTGCCAAAAACCCAATCGTCGGCTTCTTCTTGCGATCTTATCGTGGGCTGAGAACCGTCATTTTTATATGATGAAGCCCTCGCCCGCCGGGCTTCGTCGTTGCCGGGCGCCGGGGCTGCGGCTGCATCCCTTGCGCGCTGTTCTGCCGCCCATTTGCGGCCTTCCTCGCCGTGAGCCGAAAACCAAGCGTTCTCAACTTTGTGCATCCCCCAATATTTGGGGTCCGCCATATACTTGGCGAAGTTAGGATCGCCCGCCATACCTTGGTCGGTCGAATAATCAGTGATGTTTGATCCGGCATAAACTTTTTGAAGTGCCGCTTCTCCCGCGGCTGCGGTTTTTGCGGAGATGTTTCCACTGATCAAGCCATGCTGCACCGGACCATACTGCCCAGAGAAAAGCGCCTTCCTTATCGTCTGATGGCGCATGGCCGCCATATTCATCAATTGTTCCATGTTTGATTGGATGCCGCCTTCGTGTTGCATCGCGTCGATGGCAAAGGCTTTTAGTTTTGGATCAGCATCTAATTCCTTCTGAAACTGTGCGCGTTGCTCGGCAAGAGTTCCGCTTGAACCGCCGCCATCATCTGGCCCCGTCGCACCGCCATCACCGCCGCCGCCGCCGCCGCCACCGCCGCCACCGCCGCCGTGGCGACCACCACCGCCGCCGATGTCGTTGAGGCCCGCCTGGGCGGCGAGCCCACCGCCGCCGCCAGTGCCGCCGCTGAACAGCCCTTGAGCGCCGCCGCCGAGCCCGCCGGTGCCAACTCCGAACGCCTGCTCGAAGTCGTCGGCAAGCCGCTTGGTCTGCTCCATGAGCTCGCGCTGCACCTTGAGCCCGTCATCGCCCATGAACGGCGCCTCGCCGCGGCGGTCCTCTATGTTGGTGGACTCGGGCCACTCGTCGGGCGCCAGGCCGCCCATCAACGGCACCGCGCCGCCGCCGAGCTTCATCCGTCCGCCTGGGCGTCTTTGCGTGGACGTGGCTGGTGCCGGCGTATCCAATTGCGGAAAGCGGCTCGTACCCTGGCTCTCGAAAAACCCATGCTCCTTGAGCCACGACTTGATCGGGTTGTCGGGTTCATCGACGCCGGCCGCTTTCTTTTGCGCCCGCCAATAATCGGCGCCCTTTTCGCTGAACGGATTGATCCGCTCCTGCCACGTCGCGGGATGCTCTTTGCTGGCCGCTTCTGCCTTCGTGGCCTTGTCCTCCCACTGTTTGAGCATCTCGTCGATCCAGCGCATCGACGACATGAGCGGACTGCTTGTGATCGCCTGATCCCACCAGGCGGCTTTGATGTGCTCCCAATGCTCATCGATCTCGCGCGAAACCTGGTTGTAGTCGTCTGCTGCCTTCTGGCGGTCGGCCTGAATTTTCTTTTCCTCCGCGGATACCGCGGGCAAATCCTTTTTCAATCGGTCGAGGTCTGGCATTCCCAGCTCGGTTTCAAACTTGCGGAACCTTTCGGTGCCGCCGACCTCGCCCCATTTTGCGATAGCGTTTCGCCTGATGTTCTCGAGGCCCTCCCGCAATTTGTTGGCGAACTTCGTCGGGTCTTTGATCTCGGTCAGTTGCGTGAGAAATTCC